TCAATTGAAATTACACATTCACCCATATCTTTTGCGTAAACTGTATACGTCCCAGGTAATAAATTATTTATTACATTAGAACCGCCATATGTTCCATTAGTCCCCAGTTTATATGAATAAGCTGGACTACCACCTGTAACCGTTACGGTAACCGAACCATTACCAGACACTATTGTACTATTAACAGTTGATGCTTCAATTGTCATGTCTTCAGGTTCCGTTAATGTTACCTCCTCAGTTTCAGTAAGCCCATAACAATCAGTAACTGTTATTGTATATGTTCCCTCATCTAAACTATCGAGATTTTTTGATGTTGATGAAAAACCATTTGGACCAATCCAAGAATATGTATATGGCGGAGCACCACCACAGACTTCAATTTGTATTATTCCAGTATTTCCTGGGCCAGGATAATCTGGACACACACTATTAATAGGGTATGCTGTTATTGTTATTGGTGTTGGAACTAATCTAACCGGGAAAATTTGGTCTTTACATCCAGGGCAACCAATTTTAATATAAATCACATCATCAATATACGTGTCTATTGTAGAACCACTAATCGTTAATGTGTTCCCAGTAAATCCAGAAACATATAAATCATATTCACCATATTCCGACGATGAAATGTAAACATCTTGTGGATTATCAATCTGAGAAAATCCTGGTTCTATTTGAAACCCAATTTCAATTCCTTTTGCCATTAATGATTTGATAGATTTAATGCTTTGATGTCATAACCACCTTGCTTTTTATTTGCTGCATTTATATTGTGACCGTCATAATGTTCAATAAAAAAGTACACTAACCCAGTTGGATTTGAATTAGAATATGTTACGTTATAACTATATGGTAATGTTTGATTGCTTACCATTGCAGTCATTGGAAAATTAGTTGTTGTACCAGTATAAATGTTGTAATGCCTATTATTTGAAGCATTATTTGGATAAACCTCAGAAATTGTTATTTCTTTAGTTATCCAATGACCACATGAAATTAATTCAGCAGTAACATCAACGTCAATTCTATCATAACATTCGTACACTTTACTGTCAGAAGTTCTAACATTTTCTATGATGTATCTACCAGTAACTGTATCGGTTAATTTAAACCAATATTCTGTGTCAAAATTTAAATTATCCACTGTTATCGGCGATAACATATAATCTCTTACATCCGATGATTGAAAAGTACCATTTACTGACGTAAAAGTTCCCTTTGGGTGTGTTGAATAACCCAAAGTAAAATCATTTTTCGATTTAATATTATATAATCTAACTACTAATCCCATATTAACATAAATACAACCATATAAAATTTAAATAAAAAAACCCCGTTAGTAAAGGGGTTAAATTATTAGATATGTTGTTTTTATTTATTCTGATAAGAAAGTTGGGTTCTCAATACCGCAATGTGTGTCGTCATCACATGAACGAACAATAGCACTATATAATGTTACATCTGAAACACCTAAATAATTATCATTGATGATCGTCCCACAATGTATAAATTCACGATTTATTTTAATTAAAAATTCCACAACATCACCAACCTCGAAAGTTTGAGTTTTTTGTGCATTCCAATATAATCCAGTTTCACAATCTTGAATTAAATAATTAATTGTCTGCACGCTTGTTGGGGTTGGTGTCGGGGTTGGTGTCGGCGCCATTATTTCAACCAAACCACTATTAACAATACAACCATTTGCATCTGTTACTTCCAAACAATAATAACCACCGGTTAAATTCGATATTACTTGATCTTTTGTCACCAACGTAACGTCCGTTATTGTTTCTATTAACGTATCTCCACATCCAGCAACGTATGGTGATGCCGTATCTTTATATAAACGATAAGTTTTAGGCCAAACCCCACCAGTTGACGAAGCGGTTAATGAAGCATCACCAGCAGTAATTGTTGAAACATTTATTTCTGGTTGTGTTACCGTCACATCAAATGTTTTAACATTACCATTATTGTCTTTTATATAAACAACATAATTACTTGAAGTTAAAGAAGTATATGTCTTAGTGGTAATTAATGCCTCGTATGAACCATCTGAATTTAACTTAATTGAATATAAACCACCAGTACCTCCGGATACATTTGATATGGTTATTGATCCATCACTACCACCATAACAGCTAATCGCAGTGAAATCTATCGTTGCTGAAATTGGTGTAAGACAATCATTAACGGGAAGTAATAAACCATTTAATTGTTGTCTATACACATTGTTAATTGAATAATATCCATCTGGTGCCAATGTTGTACGAGAACTATCCTCCCATATTTTTGTTGCGGTATCAAATCTTGAAGTGTCAATAAAGTAAATCCCTGTAATTGCCATATATTATATAAATAGAATATTTTTATTTTTAATCTTTTATTAATCTTACAGAAATTCCCTGAGTTGGGCTAACCCAACCTTTATCAATTACATTGGATATATTAGTTAATGAATAACCCCAAATTTGTTCAAGCCCTGGTGTGTTATTAGTTCTAGAAGAACTCGCAAGTATCGTTGCACCTTGTAGTTCGCCGAAATAACCAGCAGTTGCTCTATTTCCTGCAGGAAGAGCCGTAAACCCAGATGTGTTACTTCCAACCGAAAGACCTCCGAACCAATGGCATGACCCAGCTTCTTTTAAGTAACCACCGATTTCAAGTTGATAAAAACTACTTCCAGTACCCCATGTATCAATCCAAGTACCGCCACCTAATGTTGCGGTTAGTGTTGTCCAATCATCATTTGAAGGTACACGATAACCAATTGGTGCCAATCCACCGTGATCGGTATCTAAAATTGCGTATATGTTGTATAGTTTACCATATGTTGTACCATTTGATGTTTGATTTTCATAATAACACCAAGCACCGGTTGTTAAATACGCCCATTCAGATGGGTCTGTTACTTGTGGTATCGTTGTACCATCTCTATATGTTGTAACATCTAAATTACAACCCGCCCAAATTTGTGACCCTATTGTAACATCATGTGCTACACAATCAGCACATGGATCTGGTGTGGGTGTGGGTGTTGGTGTTGGGATAATTTCACATACACATGCTAGTTCTGGTGAATTTTCGTCATAACATAACTCAATACTAGTTACTTCACAACCTTGTATAAGACTTAATTCAAGTCCATCAGCATTAACTGTACCATACATCGCACAAAAAGTATGTTCTACTTGTCCATTGGTACCGTCAATAATTGTCGATATCTCGTTGCATTCGCAATCAATATAATTATATTCGGAAACACCGTTATCCGATGTTACTGTGTATGTGTAACAGCCAATTGGAATTGTGTAACTATCGTTATTAACACCATCATTATCTGAACAAAAAGAATCTGGATCACTACTCAAGACAATTGATGTTGTCTCATCTGGAACCGAAACTAAAATGCCATATATATCTGATAGCTCGTTAAAAGTTAATCCTGTGGCAGGTTGACCATTTGAATGTAATAATGCTCTTTTGTTTGTGTCTATTGAATCATAATAAATGTCAAATAAACTATCTGACGAACCAATGACTATTCTTACTTTTACGTATTTCATTTATATTATATTAAGTTAATGGGCAAGATAATTCAGTTATATACCAACCAGTATTACTATTCACACCAATACAAACTATTTTAATAGATGTTGGTGTTGATGCAGTTTTATTAAACGATAATTTTACATTACCATCAGACGATTTGGCTCCTGAACTAGGATAATTTGCAACAACATTTAATTGACTACCAACAGAACCAGAAGATCGGGTGTCATCATTACTTGCTACTGAACTTGCATCATAAGACACACTAATGGTTCCGTTTGTGTTCCAAGCTGGATTCTGAAACGCGTTACCACCTGTTCCAACGTATGTGAATTTATTTAACGAAGTTATACTTGATAACCCAGAAATAAATGCATTTCTTCCATCAGTACCTGTATCATTCGTTAAATAATCACCAACAAAAAGAGAATCAGCAACTAAATTATCATCCCAGAAAATTTGAAATCTATCTGGTAAATTACTTGCGTCAAAAGTTACCCCAACTGTTCCAGTGTTTGACCCTACAACGGCACTAACCTCATAATAACCTTGAGTACCTGAGGCACTTAATGAACCACCACACTCGACACCAGGTATTATCGTTGGTGTATTCGTAGGTGTTGGGGTTGGTGTCGGGGTTGGTTGGTAACAAACGGTACTAGTACCTATAACATATGTTGTTTTATTTAATGGATTAGGTGTTGTTATATTACTAATAGTAATCCCAGTCACAATTTCATTAACACCAATTTGACTACCATAATTCACAAATGTTGACGGTGATATATTAGACGTTTTTACATTATACGTACCACTAAGTCCTATATTTTGACTATATACATTAACAACCATATTAATTGGATTGGTTGTCGTCGTTGGTATACCATCTAACACACTATTAATAAAAAACCCCCTATTAAAATTTGAGTCACATCGTTCTTCTACGTTTAATGTAATCGTTTGTTCGTTATAATAATAAAATGAATCATTCCCAATCCAATCAATCAAAGGTCTGTACCATCCCGTATCCGCTTCCGAATGTGATGTTGTATTAAAATTATCATAAATTTGGAAATCATCTAAGGTTTCTAAATTATTAATAAACCCCTTTCTTAAATTACCATCAGTATATAAACTATTAGGGTCAAAACTTTTATTATTATCATAACTATTTGTTAGATATTCCAACGATGAACGATTACTATTTGTCATAAACCAGTTACTTGAATAGTCCAAGTTTGTGGTCACAATTGGTTGTCCAGTTGTTGTTGTTGTACTATTTGAAGATGTCATATAATATATGTTATCAATAACACCATTTGTTGTATGGTAAAAAGTACAATATGGTGTTGAACCTGTTACACCGTAATAACCATCTAATACTTTTTGACAACCAGAAGCATCAAAATATAAACTTTTACCAATAGTTGCTCCGCCATTATCTCGATTATCGTAAAATACATTGGCTTGAGTTGGGATAGTTTCAATTTTTAATTCGTGAGTAAAAGAAATGGTAAGTTCACCAATTAAATCATCATCAATTATTTTACAATAATTCGCATAATTTTCCGCATAGTCAACTGCCGCGTTAAATACCGCTAAGGCTTTATTGTTTGCATCTTGTTGACTTATACAACTAAACTCAGTACCATTTTCAACTGTAATTACCGTTTCAGTCGCATCTTCCAAATCACAACAATTCGGTGTTACATTGTGTGTTAGATTTCCATTATTATAATAAACTGTCCCACCACCACAATACGGTAATGGTTTTCCTGAAGTATATGACAAAACGATTAATTTATTGTAACTAGTTACAAGTGTTGGATCATCCGCTTTCATTGAAACGAGTTTTTGAGGGATGAATAAACCAAGAACGTGCTTAATTGAAAAAGTGTATGATAAGTCTTTTGATATTATTTTACCACCATTTTGTCTGTAATAATACACCCCATCACAATAATACCCATCGTTAACTGTTGTAAGTGGTGATGGTGTTCGATAAAGTATTGTGTCGTGTGATTCGTTACTAACTTCAATGTAAGGTGTGTCAGTAAAATGATGTAAAAACTGCGCACAATTTTCTCTATATCTTTTTGTTTTTTTGGCAAAAATAATTATAAGTAATAGTATTACAAGTACAATCGCTAAAGCATAAACATTCCAGAATGCCGCTTTTAGAAACGACCCAACAACTGTTTTTGAGAACCCCCAAGCTTTAAAACCACCATACAACGATTCAAACCACGCAGCAACTTGAGTTGCGACGTTAGTCGAAGCCAATGCCGCACCAAGTGGGGCTAACATTGATAATCCTAATATTGTTGATGCCGTTCTATAATCATTAATATTCCAACCTCTATTATACCCTTTAACAACCCCGAATAACACTTTATTTAAAGCGTGTGTTGAACCTGCCACCGCATAAGTATCATTATCTGACACCTCATATAACCTAAAAACACTATCGTTAGAATTTAATTTTTTAGTAAGGTCATATCCCATATAGTACCTATATTGTTCTGGTTGGGTTAATGTTGTTTTATCAAAAACACTTCTTAATAACCCAACACCCTCAACAAATGGTATGGTACAAGCATCTGAAGTTTGATTAGTTTGATTAAACCATAACTGTGGTCCGAAAATCTCTTCCGTTATTTTCGCCTTTCTAAATAATTTTTTTGTAACCGTCGTTTCCATTTGGGTACCATATGATCTATCGAAAACACCACCTACTTTATATACGTAATTACCATAACCATAGTAGTAAGGTAATGCTGGATTATTAAATCCTTTAGACGCGTATATTGGTGTGTTTTCAACCCAGGATTCTATTGGTGTTCTAGAATATAGATTCGTTGTTAATTTAGATTGACCTGCAATTGCATCATATGGTGAATAAACGTGTAATCCAGTTTCATATTCATATAATGGTATTGGACAATTATATGAAATTGTTGCACTTGATGTTGTTGGTGGTGTCCCCTTTTTACCCATCGAAACACAAACATTTAGTAAGTTACTTTTTATCTTGTCTTCAATATTAACGATTACATAAAAAACATTCGTTTGATTAACAAAATCACCATTTTTTAAAATATATTCATTAAGCACTAACGATGCTTTAACAGGTTTATATAAATCATCCTCAGCTTGTGATACCGAAACAAAACCGCCGTTAGGGTCAAAGAACCCAACTGAAACATAATCTAATGTTCCAGTATATGTAACCTGAAAAACACCCATACCATAATCGGTATCACCTAAATCTAATGTTACGGTTTTATTTGCAAACCTAATTGATTTACCGTATGCGCCCTCTTCACCATTTGACGGTCTAGCCGACACATATTCGTTTTGTGTGAAATTTATTATTTTAGTATTGTTGAATGTTGGCATTTTTTATTTGTTAATTATATTTGACAAGTTATTGGGTCTGATCCACAAACACCTAAAGATGTTGCAATACCATTATTTAGTGAATATATCACCGGTTCATTAATCCATGGTTGATTTAATTTATATAAACCATCTGGTGTTGGCGTGGTTAAACTTTCATTAAAATACCACGTTACATTTTCTATACCATTATTATTTAAATCATTTTCATTGAAAAACACGTTAATTATATTTTCACAACCAATACAAGCATCGTCTTTAGTAGACCCATCTGCAAAGTAACAGAACTCGTCTGAAACAACACCTTCTTTATCTATAATGGCATAATATGTCATATCATACTCTGCAGTATGTGTTAGAGTTGTGTTGCTTGTTATGATGTTATCAATTACCGATGACTCGCTCCAACCGATAAAAATAGAATTATTTGTTGCTGTTGCCGTTGCCGTTAAGTTAGACCCAATTGCAACATTTTTTGTTTTTCTATAAAAATTAGTACCACTACCATCATCAATATAACCAGTAGCTAAAGGATTAATTTCAGATATCACATAAGTTATTTTCACACTATCAGGATCACATACTTGAACCGCACTAACTAAACTAACACATTCAATCGGTGTCGGAGTTGGTGTTGGCGTTGCGGTTATAGTTAACGTAGGCGTAATAGTTGGCGTAGCCGTTATCGTTACCGTAGGCGTGACTGTTTCTGTTAACGTTGGTGTCGGCGTAACTGTTTCCGTGGCCGTAATTGTTAATGTAGGCGTAATAGTTGGCGTAGCCGTTATCGTTACCGTAGGTGTAACAGTTTCTGTTAACGTAGGTGTAATAGTTAACGTAGGAGTCAACGTTACCGTAGGCGTTAGCGTTTCCGTTACCGTAGGTGTCACAGTTAGCGTTACAGTTGGCGTGGCCGTTATCGTTACCGTAGGTGTTATCGTTACCGTAGGTGTTACAGTAGGAGTTGGCTCTGGTGTTTCCGTTGGCGTAGCCGTAACAGTTAACGTAGGTGTTATAGTTAATGTTGGTGTAGGCGTAACAGTTTCTGTAGCCGTTATCGTTACCGTAGGTGTAAAAGTTAACGTAGGTGTTATAGTTAACGTAGGAGTTATAGTTAATGTTGGTGTAGGTGTAGGCTCTGGTGTTTCTGTTGGCGTAGCCGTAACGGTTAACGTAGGTGTAACAGTTAACGTAGGTGTAACAGTTAATGTAGGTGTAACAGTTTCCGTTACAGTAGGCGTTAGCGTTTCCGTTACCGTAGGCGTATTAGTTAACGTAGGTGTATTAGTTAACGTTAACGTAGGTGTAACAGTTAACGTAGGTGTTATAGTTGGTGTAGGTGTAGGTACTCTAGTTGGTTCACAATCAATTAATGGTATCACATCACAAATAGTCGCGCCACTATAAATAAATTCTCGATTATTAAATAATGATGGTATTTCACAATTAACATCGTATGGATATTCACCACCATCATATGCACTACTATTTAATTGGTCAGTATAATAGTGATCAATTACCATGTCCAAATCTTCAAAGACTTGCATTGTATGTTCTAGTAAAATTTCTTGATCAATATTACCGTTGAATAAAATTAATTTATTTGATGGTAGTGTATCACCAGTACAATTTAAATGATAGTAAACATTTCTTTCACAATAATTTAAATCAACTTCCTTAACTTCAATTAAAAACCCATCTTGATTAATTAAAAAATCACCTTCAATATAATAATTTTCATCATGATCACAACATGGTTCCTCAGGAATACCACCAATAAATAGTTGTTCTGGGTATCTACTTTCGAAGTGATATGGTACTGAATCTATTGAAACCAATGTACCATCTGCAAAATATGGATTATTCTCAGCGTATTGATATTTTCTGTTGGTATAAACTCTAAGTTTAGTATTAGGTAGAACTTCAAATTGATGCATGTCACCATTTGCTGTTGTACCACGAACAATATCTTTCTTAATTGAACTTAAACAATCAATATTAGTTACTTCAATTTTATTGTAATTATAACCAAACGACACCCCACTAATTGGAATGTGTTTATGTGAATTACTAGCATATGGTGCGTTTAAATATTCTCCAGACAATAAGCTATCACCAACAATAACATCCGAAACAATTGTTTTAACAATATCACCATTTAGTAACGCTAATTGTATATTTTCGAACGTGCTTAAATCCACATTTAAATTAACAATTTTTAAAACAAAACTATCTTCGATTAAACCAAAATCAAATGATGGTCGATACTGAATTTTAGGATGTATTGTATAACCACTATAATTGTCACAATATGTTACCCCAGTTTGTGATTCAATTGAACACTCTTTAGTTGTAATATCGTTATAAACATTTATTATAAATGTTTGTAAATGTGATCTGTTAAATGGGTCGTGTTCACCTTTTAATTGTAGCCCCTCTATTTTAATTTTTTGTTCATTATTAGCAGCATCTGCAAAAATAAAATCAACAACGTCATCTTCATAAACCTCCGATAACGTAAATGAACAATAATCCGTATCACCACCTGTTGGTGTGAATTTAGGATATTCTAATATCGGTCTTTCAGTAAAAACATTGTTTGAATATTGGCAATTACGTATAACATCAACCGGCCAATCATGTGTGCTTTTTTCATTACCTGTTGCACCGCTAATCGTTAAATAAACATCGCTTTTTAATTTACAATCTTCGGTCCCGCCGTCAAAAACATCACAAGATGTGTATCCAGAAACAAATAAACCATTTTCAGCCGGAGCTGTATAATAGTAATTCGCTTCAAAATAAAAATCTAAGTATTCTGAAATTGTACAATCATTTGGACCGTACTTGAACGATTTAATTCTAATTTTTTCAAAACCATCAGTATCAATAAAAAATTCATAAGATATTTTTGGTTTTTTTGTTGTTTGGGAACAATTTGTTAATGAAGTTGCATCAACAAATGGTTCATATGTATCATCACAACCAGCGACATCTCTAGTATCTTGTTGTGAATTTATTTTATCAATTAAATCTGCTGTGGCATTTTTCCACATAGTCTTAATTGTTGATAATTCTAAATTAATCCAATCTTTATAATCACAAATTAATGGTATTTGTGTTGTTGATTCATTTAAAATTGTACAATTTGATTCTGGATCAAATGGGTCAAATAAAAGACCATTAGTTAATATAACTTTAGTATCGCCACTTACCGCTTCGCCATCTATATCCATCCATAAGGTAAATGTTACCCCGGTGAAATTCATTAAACCACGTAAATGGTCCGGATCCCCCATGATTGTTTCCAGATCTTCTTCAATTACTGTTTCAAAATCGGGATATAAATTTTCGATAATTTCTAATGGTTGGCAACCTTGTTCATAGTCATATTTTGGGCGACCAAATACATTATTTTCAATTAAATTACCACCTAACCATAATGTAGTTGCTGGAACAATTTGTTCTAAAATGTTTACCCAATATGGACTCATCTTATTAACAAACGTTGCAACATCAATCATATCATATTGTACATAACCTAATGCTGTTGAACGATTAATGTAATCCTGATAAACGTCTTGTAACTGAATATATGCTTTTTTATATCTAAAAACATGTGAATTAGTTAATTGACTATCTAAAACGGTGTCTAAAAACTGAGCAAAACTCTTATTTGTTTGAGGTTCTAAACTATTTCTACCAAATGTTACATTTAAATCTCTAGACTTTCTCCAAATATCATAGTTAATACCATTAGCTGGTGAAATAAAGACGTTAATATTTTTTCTATTTAATATTAATGAACCCAAATCATCATCTACCAATAATTGACCTTTTACGTTATCAACAGTACTAGTCAATTCGTAACCATAATCTAAACCAGGTAAATTTCTATATACGTCATAGAAAGCCTCACCATAAGTAAATCTATTGGATTTAGTTTTTAATGTTTTTGTTCTACCCGTGATAATAGAGTTTTCCGCATCAAATATAGTTGCTGCTCTATGGTCTAATGTTTCTTGATACCAACCCGCACCCATTTGAAAAAACATATTTTCAACATTGGTTGTTGGTGTTTTAGGTAAAAATGTATCTGGATCAACAGGATAATCAGTTACTTGTGTAAATGAAGTTCTACCTGTAACTATAGTTGATTCATAGGTATATGTGTCAGTATTAAAAGTTAATACTGTAGTTGTTTTTAAACCATTTATAATATCAAACAAATCATCTTCAACAATTGAAGTTGGTAATACCCCATCAACTTTATAAACGTATTCATCAATTTTAATTAATGGTTCTGGTGCACCAATAAATCTTAAGAAAAACTCAATACTTGATCGAGTACCTTTTGATTTATAAATGAATGCTAAGTTAATTAAAAGTCTTCTATAAAATTCAATTTCAGCATCTACTTGGTTTTTACCAACTGATACCCCAGCATATGCTTGCGCACCACCATTATAAATTTGATCTTCAAATGATTTTTCATCAAATAATGCAACACTCTCTAATCCAAGTGTGTTAGTTAAATTTTTAATGAAAACATCAGGAATGTTATTAATTGTGTCATATGTTACATTACGCATATACGCAATGTTATCAATAAATGATTTTACTTTATCAAAACTTTGACCATATAATTGAAACACACTATCAATTTTTTGATCTTCAGTGTCGAATTCAAATAATTGAGGTGCAGCTAAAAAACGAGTGATTAAGTTTGATTTATAATCATCAATTTCAGTCGATAAGTCATTTAATTTGGTAACATATTTTTCAAAATCATTACCAACAATCATTAAATTCCAACCATCAAAAGAAACCGGCCAATTAACTAAAACCGAAACAATTTCATCTTTCTTTTCATCAAGACTACTTTCAGGGACTTTAAATGAGGTCTGATATATTGGATACGATTCCCTATTTAATAAGGAAGCTTCCAAATCATCTAAACCTAAAAAGAATTCTTCAACAATTGGGTTAGAGGGTCTAACCAAATAAGAACTATTATATGTTGATCCTTGAAATGGTTTCCCAACAACTTCTAAAGTGATTATATTATTTTCATCTGGTGAAACGTAATTAATTACTGAGTATGTTACCCCGCTAATTTCAAGTGAATATTTATTGAATCTAGAATAGAATTCTCGATTAATATTTTCAGATGCTGTTAAATTAGTTATTTTAGGTTCAACTAATTGAATGTCAAATGGATTATATATTTTTGATGATTGAACCGTAAATGTTGTAATATCTGTTTTCTTATCATAAACAATATTTTCCGCAGTTAAATTATTAACTCCAGAAATTGAATCAGCATCAACATAAAACCCGGAAGGGAAATTCTTTATGATTCTACTAATAGATACACGTATTCTTTCTCTTAATGAACCAAATAACGATCTAGACCCATCAGTTTTAGCTTTATTAAATCTAATCGGTCTTTTCTCCCCATTACTTTGTGTAATACTAGTTGGTACATCATCTTCAATCTTTAAATCATCTAAAGTTAAAAAATCAGAGAACGGTATCGATCTAAAGTTTTTACTATCTTTTTCTGGTGTTGCCCTATCTAACGCAAAGTTTGCATTTGTTAATTGACTAGTACCGTCAGTAATTTGTTGTCCAACAATACTGTCGCTAAAAGTTTCTGCCCCACTTGCCGCTTTACTCGGTACCTTTGTGTATTTTGCCATTATTGTGTAATATCGTCAAAGTTTAGTGTTTGATCTATGTCAGTTTTACCTTCACGAATTTCATATAATGTATCATTAAATTCGTCTTTAACTTCATATAAGTTGTACTGTTTGTAGATATTATTATCTTTATTGTAAATTGTGTAAATTCCTGAAGATACGGCTTTACTTTGATTACCATATAACGCATTCGCTAAAGTAGACGCATCATGTTCAACCATTTCAATCTCAATCGTAGTTGGATTAAAATATGTGTTAGTTAAAATGATTTTTTGTGCTGGTTGGCCAATAAATGGTACGATATTAGGTTTGTTACTTGGTGATGAAGATGGCGTTACGGTAAGAAACAATAAAGTCGTTGCTGAATCTGAATAACGATATCTAACAGCTTTTTGTGTTGTATTTGTTAAGTTTGTTGTAATTGCTTCACAATAAAAAGAAGATGTCACAATTTTATAGAAATTAGTAACTTTTTTATTATCCTCAACACTAATATATTCTACCCTGTAACCAACTAACCCCTGAGGAGTAAACTTTGCTCGATCATCAACACTAACATTTGCCAAATCAATAACAATTCCCCTAACTGAGGGTAATGACGCTAACACACCACAATCAGTAATAGACGTCCTAATTTGTTTAGGTCTAAGATTTAAAGTGTATACCCCAGTTTCACCAAAAGTATCCGCATTAAGTCTTAAATTGTATAATCCACCTAATATTTCAGTATCTGGTGCATATGTGTCATCTGTTGTATTTGAATTGTGATAAACCGGAGATAAAATGTCCGCTGAGTCTAATTTTGTTAGACTTGGTGTTGTTGTTGCTGCTCTATCAGAAGTATAATGTAAAATGATTTCTACATCTTCTGGTGACACATCTGCTGGTCTAATTGTTCCGTAACTACCTACTGCCATTTTCTTTTAATTATAAATATAATTTTTTTATTTTTTCACACGGAAAAATCCATGTCCGTACACCTCTAATTCACCAACATTATCAATTTCCCCTAGTCTTAGGTTATATTCAGATGCCCCCATTTTACCACGTTCAACAAAAATATCAGAATAAACCATAGGTTCGTTTATGAAACCAAGGTAGTGCTCATTCCTAGTTAATTTTTTATTGAATTCAACCTCAGACACATAATTAGCGGTATTCCCAGTAATATACGTAGTTCCGTCGTTTAAGTCAAGGTATGATAAATCATCTATAGTGTATCCAGAATATGTGTAGATATCATCTTCAATGTTAATTGAACCATATGTTACACCACTATAATTGTTACCACCATATAGTTTTTTTTCAATAATTCGACTAGATCCTATAGCAAAAAATGTTGTTGTTCCAGTGTATTGATCTGTATTATATTCATAATCATTATTGAAATTTTGACTAAAATCTTCAACATTACTATATGGTAAATTAAAAATTAAAGTCCCCATATCATTTGTTTGACCAACCACACTAGGTAATGTAATAGTTTTAACAACATTTTGAACAACCCAAGGGCTATTCATTGTAATTGTAACTGTTTTTGAACCAGATGTTGAATATGTGTGTGATGCAGTACCTAGTATTGAAATTGATGAGGTTGTTGAATCTCCCCATTTTATTGTAAATGTGGCATCAACAACTCTTTTTAATATATTTGTATTTGTTGTGTTATACACTGTTAACACATTTCCAGATGATGAATATGTGAAATTACATAATTGCTCAACTTGTTCAATATCACCATCAAATGTTACCATACCACCTAACTCATCAAGTGTCGATTCCAACACAATTGGGATATTATAGGTAGAACCACTTTGATATAATATTTCATATTTGTCCTGTCTCATTGTTAATTAGATAATTCGTAAAAATTAATTGGTGAACTATATGACCCCTTTCTATTTATTCCTTTGGATGTTGAGTCATATTGATATACTTTATATGTGTAATTTGTTTGATTAAAAACAACTTGATAGTATAATTCATCTGAAGGTAAATCGCTATTTGTTATTGTCTTACTAGTATTATTTAAAAATCGATTAACAGATCCATCTTCAGAATTAAAAAATCTGGCCGTCATATAAAATGTCGTACCGGTATAAATTGACGTGTCAGGAAACCAAAACATATACATATTTTCACTATTCTTATAGTTATTACCATTAAAAACCGGAACAAAAATATCTTCTACAAGTTCTTTAAATAACACTTTTTGACCCAATGGTAACGGTAATGTTTTTGCCATAACTAATTTTTGTGTCTCTCTATCTGGTGTAGAATAAAATTCTAATCTGAAAAAACTATTAACAGTATGCTTTAACATTTTTGCATTTTCTTTTGGACTAATTCCAACTAAATTATAATCTAAACCTTTATCATAATCGTTCGTTGAGTCCAAAAAATAAAAATAAAACCAGATATCTGATTGTCTAGAAGAAACACTATTGATGGTTACGTTATATGGTTCATGAACATATCTAACAGTTTCATAGTTTTCAATTGGATTAATTAAAACATCTAAAAATTGTTCTTCAATTTCTTCAAAATTTTCTTCCCACCCAGCATTAGTTTGGAAATCCGTATTTAAATTATAAACGTAATTTAAATCAATACCTTCAAAAAGTTTTTTCATATTAACAATCAGTTGGGCCAAACCCTTTTATTCCATCTGTTTTATTTGTGTAGTAAGCCTCATTTCTCAAGTAAAAATTAAGATCTGATTTTATATAATGTTGACCATTTATAAACGGATAATCCGTTCCATTTCCATCAACATCAATGTAACCATGATCATAAACATCTCGCCATTTCCATAACCCGTCTTTTGGGAAAAATTTAGCATTGTCTGGTAAGTCCAATATATTATTGGTATTGTAAGTTTCAACATAAGGTGATAATTCTCTTAATTTTAATCTATAATGTGGTTGATAATATAAACCAACTTTATTTCCTGAAGATGCATTAGTGTAATATTGACCATCGTCTTGATTATGGTCAAATATTGTTGTTGGCATAGTAAATTTATGGAACGATTCTGAAATGACCCTTTCTTTAAGTTCGGATTCATTGTATTCAATAAAAGCACCTGTTAATATATCACCAACAGATAATGTATTACCAGTATAAAATGTCGTCCCAGATCTTGTATATTGTGATTTTGTTAATGATGATTCATGAGATGTTGTGCCACTAAAATGCATATCAATCCAAGTATCATGAAAATTAAATTTAAACCCCACTTTTGGTGGGTAATCAAAATACCCTGACCCGTTTCTGAAAATTGCCGAAACATATACTTCACTAGGAGTGTACCCTAAATTATTTGTTAATCCGGTCAAGACAAACGTATCTTTAAAATCAAATAGAACAGATTCCATTCTATTTCTTTCAACTAAAAAATCATTAACGCCAGCGCTATTTTCAAATAACAATTTCTTTTCATCTTCAAATATCGGTGTTTCAAACCCAGCTTTATCAATAACACAGTCATCTGGTGTTGTCAATACCTTATGTTTATGCACATAGTATTTTGATGTAGTATCATTAACATTGTCTTTATCAATACATCTTTTGATTGTTATAATTGTTGGTAATGCAGACCCAGAAAATTGTTGTTTATTTAAATTGATCACATATTTTGACGAATTGAACACTTCATCACCTAAACTAGAAATTGAACAGACTTTGTCGCCAATTATAACAAACTCATTTTCTGAAATACCATGAGGAACTGGACAAATTAATTTATAGTAACCAACTTTATCTTCTACTCGGCAAGGTATACCATTCCCACTAACATTAGCAATAACCGTTTGTGTTCCACCAGTTAAAGTATATGTTATTGGATAATTTTCATCATGTGAATACACATAACTTAAATATAAATTCCAATTATGTGACGATGCATCCATCATAGATATTTCTTGATGTTTATTTGGTATTTGAGACGGTAATGAAAATGTTGGTGAGTATGTACCATTATTCACATCAGTAATTACCGGTACACTAGCCACTGCACGATAAACATCTTTTCTTATAAAAGCAAATTCATCATATGGTAAATAACCACTAAAATTACGATCTGAACCATTACCCAATAGATATAGATATTCTTGTAGATTTGCATAATTGTCAGCATCCCCCAAATATAAATTTCTAAATATCATTTTTAGTTTACCATATATTTTATAATTTTTACTTTCGTTTCTTTCTTTATAAAATAAACGTTCTAAATCTAAAATAATAGTTTTGTCACCTTCACGTAAAAGTTCTTCATTTGTCTGAATACCAATCGACGTTACCAGATCTTCGGCAGGAGACTGATAATAACGTTTTTCTGGTAATAATATTTCTTTTTTTTGCATTATTCTCCTGATGTAAACGCACCTTTAGGTCCGTAATATTTTATGAATTTATCATATCCAGTACTACCAGGTCTTAACCCAAAATAAAAATGGAAAGGTGTTGATAATACTTGTTTATTTCCTGAATAATTATTCACCGTTTTAAATATATAAACTTCTCGGTTACTACTACCAGCATTACTAACGTAACTATACGATGTTGACCACGCCCCATTAACCAAAACGTAAATGTTACCAGTATATGGGTCTTTCCTAAATCCGCTAGGCCCATATGTTAAAACTTCTAACCATAAATCACCTTCTACGTACATAACCGGATCTGGAATTAAACCACCACTTAATGTAATGATCTCAAATCGTTCTAACATATCAGTATAGTTACCATCAAAGAAATACGTTTCATGGTCTTTAGTCATTGGTTTAATCAAATATTCTTCTTCACCATCAGCCATCAAATAATTTGTTGTTGTGTCAGTCGAACTACCAATTGAAACCATTCTTTGTAATTTTTGTGTTGCGATTTTTGTTCTGTCAAATTGTTGTTTATCAACATCACCAAAACCAGTATCTTTTTTATCCCACAAATACATTGGTACTGTTTGTGTATAGTCACCTAAACGGTTATTTAAACAAAGCCTAACCTCTCTACCATTTTGATCTAATTTAAAATCAATTGGCGTTGGTCCCCAATCAGAACCATTTTTAAAATAATCAGCATATGTTGGATCTTCAGGGTCCATAAATTCACCATTATAAATAAAATAATGTGTACTATCCAAATCAAAAGCTTCAATACCAGCTTCACAATTTATTGAAATTAACTGTCTAATATCACCATCCAATACTTTCATATTACTTCCCATACCAACACCAGTAAAGAAATCATCAACATCTATTTTAGCTTGACTTGCATCCATTCTAAAATTAATTGTATGTTCCAATACGTTACCTGGGTCTTGATATGATGAAACGGTAATATCTCTAATAACAGAACAATTAGGATCAACCCTTGGATCAAAACAAATTTCATCAAAAAACTCATCCCTAACACCAACATCATATAAAGTAGTTGGGTGTAATAATTCAACATAACCGTCATATGATTGTCCAATAAATTTTTGAGTTGTTGGATTGTATGGTGTACTTCTATAATAGAATTTTTGATCTAAAACATTATAAAAAACTAACTCTCTAGGAAACTTACTTGCACGCTGACTAATATCATATTCTTGTGAGTTATCCCATTTTATCCTAAAATCAAATTTAAAGAAATATAATAACCCATGTAACCAGTTATCGGTATATGCGTAATTAAGTATACCACCACAAAACAAAATACCAACACGTTTTCTACGATACCACTCTTGAATTAAACCCGCATTTTTAGAACCGCCCTCAACAACAGGTATAATAACCATAACACCATCTCTTATTTCAGAATAACCCGATTTAGTTTTTCTATCATAATATGTGTTACCAAGTTTAGACCAAATTTTTAATCTAGGTAAACGGCCACCACCACTAGAACCAATAATATCAGCTAATATTGTATAACCTGGACCAGGTTTAGTTGCTGATTCAACATAACCAGATGGGTATGTTGGTGGTGATAGTGGAATATAACGATCCCCGTATGTGCTTCCGGTAGACCAAAGATATGTTTGTGATAATGATTCATTATATGCTTTATCATATTTAAAACAACCCTCTTCAACGTTATATGTTGAAGAAACACCATTCGGATCTATTTTTGGTTTGCTTCTATCATAAATCCTCATAGTAAAATATGTACCTCTATCAGCAAAATTCCCAGTTCCATTATTGCCACCACTATAACCTTCGTAGTTGAAACCTGATATTTCAGCCCAACCACCATGATCATAAGTTATACTATTAAGTGTTCTGTCTGCATATTCACCAACAACATTTACTAAATTTTGTATATATGTTATACCATAATTTCCTTCACCAGTCGCCCAAGAATCTAAACTACCTTGATCTATTGTTACCGTTGTAAATTTTGATATGTCAACTAAAATCGTGTTAGTACTAAAACTGACAGTAAAATCACTTATAGAAACTGATTTGGTTAATGTATCACCATTAGCAGTTGAATAAGGTAATATATTGTCATTTACCACACCAATAGACTCACCAATAAATCTTGAATTATTTGGGTCCCCTGTAATTGGCGTTATTGTTTGCGTGTGAAGACCATTTAAAATAGTTCTAGTTGCAGATTTAGTTGACCCCACTAATTCAAATGTGTTTTGACTCATAAACGGATCAGTAGACACATAATCTCGAGCCCTACCGCCAGAAACAACAGTTGAACTGTTTTCTGCTGTATTTGTGTTAAATGAATATGGAATTAAATAAACTTTCTGATTACCAGCGCCAACACCAATAACTTTAAATGTTATTTCACCAACCGAACAATATGCACTGGATAACGATGCTCCTAATGTTGCGTACTCATCATCTGTTGAACATTCTTCACAATCTGGATATGTTGTTAACGATAATGTTTGTGTTCCGTTAACTTGTAATTTATGTGCAATATCTTGAAATTGTTCACCGATTTTAGCAAACGGTCTCCATTTAAATGGCCAACCAAAATAAATAGCGTACAACGCTTTACCAACTGTCATGAAGAAACCCCCAATTAATTCATAGACAAAATTAAGAATGATTGCAATTATAAACTGCATAAATAAAATTACCTGTGAAATTAATAACGAAAATTTAATTCTATTTTTAAACCCAAAATTTGTTGGTATGAAATTAGCAGTCCCCGAGCAATCATCTTCTGAATTAGGTCTAATCTCTTTTAACCCTAAAAACGCGTCTCTTCTTGATAGGCCAAAGAAACTTTCAGCTGCCGAAACTTCATAATGTGAACCTTGAAATGACGATGGGGTATAAACTTTACCATAAATGAATTTATAAAAATAATCTTCTGGAATATCATCATTGTTCGTTCCTAACATCAATTCCATTTTATGTGTTCTTTCTGCTGTGGTTAATGGTTCCACAGTAAAACCAGTTGGCAATGGGGTATTGTAATAATCTTCAAACACATTTGAAAAACAATATGATGAAATCATTGCTTCACTATATTCGCCACTAATACTACCATCTCCGCCATTACCACCACCACTATATTTGTTAAACTCTCTAATATTTGGAACTAAGTAATGTGCAGAATGTGTACCTTTAGTTGCTGTAATATCACCACTATTTAATGATAGTCTAAATCTTGCAACAGTTGTTGTTGCAATACCTTTATTAGGATCATTAGTTATTTCTTGTTCCCCAAACTCATTAGTATAGGTATAATCCATGTTCATTTGAATCACAGCCATCGCACTACCATCATCCTCAATCATTCCCGGACTAAAATATTCTAACTCAGGAACTAATGTAACACCATCAGATGCATAAACTTTATTACCAGTATATCTAACTCCTTCAATTTTACCTTCGCTCGTTTCTAAATTACATTTATAACCAGTTTTTCTTCTAATAACACCACTTCGTTTAACAGCATCACCATTATTATCAGTTACCGAAGAAACTAAAACTAAAGAAACCGGGTCAACTTTTATCCCGTAATTAGACAAATCAAAGTCACATCGGTTTATACCAATTTGACATAAATCCATATTACCCCAGAATGGTGCAACTTCAATTGTTTTGTCAAATGAAACAATTTGTGGTAAACCGTCTAAATCACTATCACTTTTAAAATTATAAAAACGATCAAATATGTTTTCTGAACGACCTTGTCTGATGAAATCATATGGTCTAAGAGAAAAACAACCCATATCTGATAAATCCACATCAACGTGTAAAACTTGTTCTCCAAGTGGAACCCCCCAAATCATAAAATCACCAGCACTATTTGTTTTTACAGTATAGCGATAATACGTATCGAAGACTTCTAAACATTCTTCTCTACTTAAGATATCTTCTTGGTCAAAAAATGTTCCAGTTGGAACATGACCCCCATGTTGTTTTCTTGCGGGTAATAAATTATAACGATAACCATCAGTATTAGAATCTTCTGATGTTTGAAAAGGATATAAAGCTGATATAACCGGATCGGGGATGTCCTGATCCTTTATAGGTACGAAAATAGAAACCCTAGCGTTAGGTATACCAAAACCATTATTAACGATTATACGGCCACAAACGACCCCATAATCAGCACACAATGATGTGTAGGCTTCTTGTTGGGTAAATTTAAGTGATAAAATCTCTAATAGGTCAAAATTTTGATTGATTTCAACCGAAATTGTTTTATCATTACCAATCTCTGTATTAATACGGTGTTTTTGAATCATATTATCTATAAATAGAAACTCATTGGTTTTCTATAATGAAAATATAACTAAAAATTAGTTTAATATGTAGTGGTTCCTAATGTTTTAACTCTGATTTTGATATCCTTATTAGGGAATCTAATCTGAAAAATTTGATTAGATTTCATATGGATTGTTAGATCTGATTGTTGTATTTCTTTGGTTACAGTATCTTTGTATGCTTGAGCCACTTCAGATAATGAATACTCACCACCTAACTTATTATAAACCCTAACATCAATTGCATTAACAACACCAGCTACATTATTTATCTCTTTCATTAATTCACCAACAAATAATGGGTCACCCATTTTTCGTTTATCAATATTAAAATATGTGGTAGTCGATGAAATGATATCACGCAATACTTCAGTTTGATTTTGGTTTTTATCCAATAAAACGTCAATTTCTAACCCTAAATCAATAACTTCACCACTAACAATATCTAAATAATCATTTATCATTCTATATTCTGATAGATAATTTAAGATATTATTTTTTAATGTGTTAGAAACAATATCAGTAAGATTTCCATTTTCATCATAAGATAATAATTTAATTCTAACTTTGTTTTCTTCTTCCATCACATTTACTTTTGCCGGGGCACCATAAGTTGATGGCATTGTTTCGATCAAAGATTTGTAATCATTTAATGTTACGGCACGATTTTGTGATGCGAAATTATACGCGATCATACCTCTTAATTCTTCTGTTGTTGGTTGATCTGCCCCACCTACTGCTGGGGTTACATTTGTTATATTTAAAGATTTAGATACTTGATCATTTATTGTTGAATTTGGGCCTGTTATGTCAAACTCAACATTTTCTATATTAGTTATTACATTAACCCCTAAATTACTTTCTTTACCACCACCAATTCGGTATTTAACAAACAAAGTTGTACTAGTCTTAGGTAGGGCACCTAAAGATAAATTATTAAGATATGTTCCTAAATTAACCTTTAATTTGTCAGTAATATAACTGTCTAAATTATCCATTGGATCAACACTACCTGATCCAAATGTTACTGAAAAATACCCTTCTGGGGTATATTCTGTGATGAATTTATTTGAAACTCTAATATGATCACCAGCAGTAAAGTTAGCTCTATCTGAAACTGATGTTGTATTAGGAATGAAAACCTTATCTTGAACTAACGATTTAACTTCGTACCATTTGTTTTCACTATTAGCAAATTCACTACTTGTTGGATTTCCAGCAAATGTTGTACCGTCTTTATGAATCATACTAGTAATCCCTAATATGTTCTTTTCTGGTAGATATAATTTTAAAAACGGTTTTTGATCTTGAGCGGTAATAACACGTCTGAATACTTTTGTTACACCATTAACTACAGGTTCTCTTTTTGTTATTGTATATGAAATTAATTTATTGTTCCCATCAAAATTTGGTATTTTTAATCTGTTAGGTTCTCCCTTGTCATTGAATGGGTTTGAGAAATCAATATCAGTTATTGTTTCAAAAATTTGACCCCCACCAGAGATCTGTGCACCAGATCTTAAAATACCTTCATATCTATCATCATCTTTATCACCCTTAACCGGAACATTGATACTAAAGTCACATAATGCAACTGAAGGTCTAGCTCCCGGTATTTTAATACCATAAGTTTTTGCAATATGAAATAATGATTGTCTTTGTTGAGCAAAGTCTAACATTGTTTCTTGCCAAACACGGTCAATATGAAAATGTAAGTTATCCGCAACCGCAGCATTTAAATCTAATAAAACTGAGTAGATTGATGCATCATTTGTGTTATTAATTAACTCTGGGTAATATTCCTTGGTTAATTGAACAAGGTCTTGTCTAATCCCAGCGAAATCCCTATTAGTGTATGATATTTTTTTAGCCATTTTTAAATGTTAATAATTACAAAATCGGAAGTTCCAAACGTTCCATTATTAGTTGTATAGTCGATTCTTATTTTTGCGGTGTATGGCTTAGAAGCTGCGCTCGAAACTCTAAAAAGCCTTGCATCATCTTCTTCACTAACAATAGACTCTTGTTCAGGATCTAGTTCCGCATTAGTTATGTTTATTTTATTAATTTCTAGATTAGGTATGTATTTTCTAACCGATTCTCTAATTTCACCTTCAATGTGACCATATGTCACACTATCATTCATGTCGAAAATATATTCATATAATCTACTCCCGAAATCAGGTAAGAAATATCTACTACCTTTTCTCGTCAATAATAAATGAACAAGATTCGCGCGAATCTCTTCATCCTTGGAAACTGTCATTTTAACAAAGTCACCAAGTCTGCTATTTCTAAAAGGGAAGTCTAAACCATATTTTGTAGCCATAACAATAAATATAAAGAATACTAAAATGGTATTAAATAAAAAAATCCCAACCGAAGCTGGGATTTGAGTATTATTGTGTCATGTTGTTTTATGAACCACAACCTTCGCATTCGAATGGAGAATCCGTTGGTCTTTCAGTCACCATAACTAATTCAGGTGTATTTTCACTAATAATTGCATTTGTTGCTGGTTGTTCGATTGGTTTTGCTGTTGACAAATCCATACCTAACCCTTTTAACGCATCAACTGCTGATCTTGTTCTTAGATAATACATTCCGGTTTTTAAACCTAATTTCCAACCATATAAGTGAGCCGCCAATAATTTTGGTTTGGTTGCGTTATCAATAAATAAGTTCAATGATTGTGATTGATCAATAAACACACTACGATTCGCTGCCATTGCCAAAATACGTTTTTGTGACATCTCCCAAACGGTTTTGTACACTTCCTTAACTTCGGTCGGAATTTCTGGAATGTTTTGTACAGAACCATTTTCCATCATCAATTTCTTTTTAATGTCATCATTCCATAGATTAAGTTTCAATAACTCATTTACCAAATGTTTGTTAATAACAATAAACTCACCACCTAATGTTCTACGAGTATATAAGTTAGTTGTAAAAGGTTCAAATGCTTCATTATTACCTAAAATTTGAGCTGTCGATGCCGTTGGCATAGGCGCAACTAATAATGAATTTCTAACACCATAGTTAACAATCTCTCTTCTCAATGATTTCCAATCCCATCTACCAGATAAATCTTCATCTGTTTTACCCCACATTTGGAATTGCAAAATTCCTTTTTCAATTGGTGATCCACTAATACTTTCGTATGGACCAACAACTTTAGAAATTTCATTAGATGATGTTAAAGCGGCAAAATAAATAGTTTCAAAAATTTCTGTTTGTAATTTATCCGCTTCTTCACTTTCAAATGGTAAACCTAGCATACAGAACACATCCGCTAATCCTTGGATACCTAAACCAACTGGTCTATGTCTAAAATTAGATAATTTAGTTTCTTTAGTTGGATAAAAATTTAAGTTAATAACGTTATTTAAATTTTTAACTACTTGAAATGTCATGTCATATAACAATTCATGATCAAAAACACCATCAATTACATATTTTGGTAAAGCAATTGAAGCTAAGTTACAAACTGCTTGTTCTTCCGGTGAACTGTATTCAATAATTTCAGTACATAAGTTAGATGACTTAATGGTACCTAAGTTTTGTTGATTTGATTTGTAGTTCGCAGCATCTTTATACAACATATATGGTGTCCCAGTCTCAATTTGAGCTGTTAAGATAGAATCCATTAATTTTCTAGCTTTAACGACCTTTCTTGCTCTACCTTCAGATTCATATTGTTCATATAAACGAGTAAATGCTTTATCTGTTGGTGAATCAACAGCATCAGATAAACCTGGTGCCTCATCTGGTGAAAATAACGACCAATCCCCATCTTGTTCAACACGTTCCATGAATAAATCTGGAGTCCACATTGCCAAAAATAGATCTCTTGCTCTTAATTCTTCTTTACCATGGTTTTTTCTTAAATCAATAAACTCAAAAACATCAGCATGCCATGGTTCTAGATAGATAGCAAATGAACCTTTACGTTTACCACCTTGATTAATCCAACGAGCAACCTCATTATATGTTTTCATCATTGGTAATAAACCATCGGACTCACCACCAGTTCCTTTAATGTACGACCCCTTTGCTCTTACGTCATGAACATGTAATCCAATACCACCAGCCCATTTAGAAATCTTAGCAACATCTTTAACCGTATCAAATAAACCATCAATATCATCACCTTTGTTACCAATTAAGAAACAAGACGACATTTGTGGTCTTGGTGTTCCAGCGTTAAATAGTGTTGGTGTTGCATGCGTATAAAAATGAGTTGATAAATCATCATAGATTCTTAACGCCTCTTTTATGTCAAAATTACAAATACCAACAGCAACTCTCATGTATGTATACTGAGGTCTTTCAACAATTTTCTTACCTATTTTAAGTAAGTAAGAACGTTCCAGTGTTTTAAACCCAAAATAATCAAAATCAAAATCACGATTTAAATTAATCGCATTATCAATAACTTCTTTGTTTTCCATCACGAATGAAAACACTTCATCTGAAATCAATGAGTTTTCTTTACCTGTTTTAGGGTCAATGAAATGATGTAATTCTTTAATCGCCTGAGAAAATTTCTTAGGTGTTGTTTTATGTAAATTAGTCACCGCTAATCTACCTGCTAATTTAGCATAATCTGGATGAGTTGTTGTCATAGAAGCCGCAGTTTCTGCAGCTAATGTATCCAACTCAGAAGAAGAAATACCATCATATATTCCTTGTGTTACCTTTAAGGTAATTAAGGTTGGATCAACATATTCCATGTTAAGATCATTACAAAGAGCTGTTATTCTCCTTGTAATTTTATCATACCTCATTTCTTCTAACTCACCGTTTCTCTTTTTTACTTTCATCTATATTACTAAGTTTAAATTTTAATTAAAAATCAACATCACCAAACGCTGAATCTAAATCTTCTGCGCCATTGTTTACCCCCGCTTTTTGGTATTCTGCCACTCTTTTTTCAAAGAAGTTAGTTTTACCCTGTAATGCAATGTTTTGCATAAAATCAAATGGATTCTCAGTGTTATATACTTTAGAACATCCTAATGCCATTAATAATCTGTCAGTAACAAATTCAAGATATTGAGACATCAAATCAGAATTCATGCCAATTAATCTAACTGGCAACGCTTCAAGAATAAATTCTTTTTCAATTTCTAACGCACCACAGATAATCTCTTTGATTCTCTTTTCATCAATTTTGTTTTCTATGTGTTGATTATAGATATGACAAGCAAAATCACAGTGAACACCCTCATCTCTTGAAATTAATTCATTAGAGAATGTTAATCCAGGCATTAACCCTCTTTTCTTTAACCAGAAAATTGAACAGAATGACCCAGAGAAAAAGATACCTTCCACAGCAGCGAATGCAATCAAACGTTCAGCAAATGATTCTGATTCAATCCATTTTAATGCCCAATCCGCTTTCTTTTTAACGGCCGGTATTGTATCGACAGCGTTAAATAAGTATGTTTGTTCATCTTTATCTTTCACCAATGTGTCGATCAATAATGAATAGGTTTCGCTATGAATGTTTTCCATCATGATTTGGAATCCATAGAAAAATTTAGCTTCAGTATATTGAACTTCATTAACGAAGTTTATTGCTAAGTTTTCATTTACGATACCATCAGATGCAGCAAAGAATGCTAGTACGTGTTTAACGAAATGTTTCTCGTCATCATTTAATTTATTCTCCCAATCCAATGTGTCTTGTCCTAAATCAATTTCTTCTGCTGTCCAAAAAGACGCTTCAGATTGTTTATAAAATTTCCATAAATCGTCATGTTCGATAGGAAAAAGGACAAAACGTCCAGGATTATCTTGTAAGATTTTCTCAGTCATAGTGTTTTTGTTTATTATATTAATTGTTGTGATTTTTTGTAAATTTCCACTGCGCGGTTTCTTCTTTCTTCTTCTTTGTCTTCCTTGTGGCCCAATAATGTATTTTGATAATCAGTGTCGATATCTAATAACGCATTATTAAATTTACAATTTTGGAATACAACACCGTCTTTACCAATACGTGATTTCAACAATGTTAATGTACCTAAGTCATGCTCTTTTTGTTCTAGTGTTTTACCAATAGAAATAACTACGTGACCAATTTGGGCTTTCTTAATTGATCCACCCATTTGATCTGTTGTAACAACCTCAGACGCAATAGATGCCCTATTACCTTGTGTTGCTGTCCATACCGCAATTTCAAATTCTGAAGTCATAGCCTCTAGTTGTCTCATGATAGCACCATCACCTTTCCATTCTTCATTATATGAGCTTCTTTCTGGTGTAATACAATCAACGTAATCTAAAGTTACAATATCAACTTTAAATCCGTCAGCAATCATTTTTCTAATTTTAGATTTGATTTCACCCATAGTAACCGAATCACTTGGTAATTTCAATAATCTCAATTGACCCGTTGAATTAGTTTCAGCAGTAGTTACGGCTTCTTTAACTAGTTCGTAGTTAGCTGGCTGTTCATCCGGTACTATACCAGACCATATAGTATAGTGTTTTCTTTTTATGTTATTCACGTTATCCTCGAAGAAGATTTGAAGAACATTCTTACCATTCATGTAAGCTGTGTTAGAAAACTTAGTTAAAAGGGTTGTTTTACCGGTTCCCGTTGGGGCCAAAACGACCCCAAGTTCACCTTTACCTAAACCTCCGTTTAGTAAATTGTCAATTCCGGTAATCCCAGTTGCAATTGGTTCTCTTGCATCTTCTTTTAAAGCATCAGCAATATTATCAAATACATCCTGCATATCGTGATTATCTTCACCAACTTGTAATGCTTTTTGTATGATCGATTCTATTTTGTGATACTCCTCAAACTCACCGTCATTTGTGATAGTTTCAACTTCTTTTAATGCCTTTTTTAATAATTGTTGCTTACAAAAATTTAAAGCTTTATCCTTGATAAAGGCATCGTTATTCTCTAAAACAAGACTTCTAATATTTTCGATTGTGTCCAGGTGCATCTTTAAAGATGTGTCTTTCCCATTTTCAGAAAGCATTTTTTGCTTTAATGTCTCATATGTTGGTACCGCATTGTATGTTTCATAGTACTCCTTTAAATTCACCATAATGAATTTAAAACTAGCATTATCAAAATACGAGCTATCCATTACCTCAATGATCGTGTCAGCAAAACGTTTCTCTTCAATGATTGTTTTCAACAACCCTTGCTGGAAAGTAATACCTAGATAACCAAAATTTTTCTCGTTCATTTTTTATTTTTTATAATTTACAAATTGTATTGAAGATACGTTGTCTCCGGTTGTCTCAATGATAACACGTCGGTTAAATCAGTTAGAATTTGTCGAAGTTTTGGTCGAATATCAACCGAGTATCTTACTTTTGGTGGATAATAATGCGCCGCAAATATCCTTTCAATAAATACTTCGTCATTCTGCTTGATTTGCAATAAAAAGTATTGTTCTTCCGCTTCTTTAGGATCTTCCACATACTCCGAATTCAAGAAAAAATGTTGATTTTCGGATAAGTAATCGCAACTTTTATTTTTCAAATCTTCCGAAATTTCTGAACAAATATTTTTTACTTCATCATGCAAATCTAAAGATTTACGTGAAGCTGGGTTATAATCTTTTACATTAAAAAAACGTTGGCAGATTATATTGCCATCTAAAGTTAATAAAAACTCAAATTTGTTTTGGTCTTGAATGTTCATCTTTTAAAAATTTTAATTTATTTATTTTTCATTTATTATATGATGGTAAAGTTAACTATTTTATTTTGAACTTAACAATTTTATTGTTCTTTTCTTTTCTAGTTAATCTTAGGTATGGATTTAAAAAACTAACCCACGCATCATTGTACTTTGGTAACATTGAAAATATACCATCTTCCATCATCATTTTCATACAATTTTTGTACGAACGACCTTCAGCGTCCAGATTATCTTTTTGTAATGAAATAACTCCTTCTTTAGCTTCTTCAGTTAATATAGGTTCGTTAAGATTAACCATCTTATTGTTAATGATAAAAAATTCATCACCAAAGACCCCTTCTCTGGTTACACCAGTTAAAAAGTTTTGTATTAATTTATTATTTTTATCTTGTTCAAAAATAAGATTACCTTGTGCCCTAACTTCATCTAATGTTAGATGTTTTGTCTGGACTTCTGGGAATAGGGAAATTAGACGCTTTAATCCAAGATTTTTAATACCTGAAATATTATCTGAAGGATCTCCACATAAGATTTTAACCAACTCAACATTTTCAATTGGGATTGGTATTTTATCATACTCAATGATACTGTTAGGGGTATATAATTTACCATGTGATGGATTATATAATGAAACATTATCATTTACTAATTGTGCTAAATCACGATCAGATGAGTATATGATCTTTTTTTCATTTGGAGAATTTTGACAATAGTATGCAATACAATCATCTGATTCGCAATATTCAAATTCACCTTGGCGAACGTATAACTCTTCTAGATATTGTTTGATTCTATTTCTTTGATAGTCATATGAGTTTTGACCTTCTTCTGTTAATCGACTTTTACGTCGATTCTCTTTGTATTGATGATAGATTTTTTTGCGTTCTTGAGACGAATCTTTTCCATCCCAAAAAACGCAAATTTTATCTAAGTGGTATGTTTCGAAAGACTTTCTTAACGTGTTTAAAAAATGGTAAATGCCGCCAATGTGTTCTCCTTTATGGAAAGCGTTTTTGACACCGTAAAACCCGATCGTTAATAAATTGTCACCGTCAACTAATAGTACGGACATTTGATTTTTTTTATATGTTAAACACTCTATTCTTCAAAAACATTGGCAGATTCTGATAACTCAATTTCACCATCACCAGAACCAGAAAGAACACCATTCCAATATTCAGAATATTCTTTCTTGTAAGAGTCTAACGATTCTTTTGTATCAGCAATATACCCTTGTGGTACCGCAATGATTTTACCGTCTTTAAACGCTAAACCATTTACGTGGTTTTTCAAGATCGATACTTTGGTTCTAGTCGCAAACGCCACTTTTCTACCATTTTTAACAGCATCAATATGATTAATACCGGCTTTCTTTTGATTACCAAATAAAAACACTAATGATGATGCTAACCATAATGCCTCACCACCTTTTGCTTTAATTTCTGGTTGGCCAAATGGATTATCCGGTAATTCAACCCATGGTTGATTAACAACTACCATAGTATTGTAATATGGGTAATCTTCTTTTTTAGACTTAGAGATTCTAGAGTGAACACCCATACCGATTTTATCTGCTAATGTAGATGCGTTATGTTGTTTACCACCTTTACCATCATATGTCATTTTACATGGAATTGACCCAACTGAATCCCATACGAATAAAATTGATTGTTCAATATCACCTTTTTCTTGTGCATCTAAAACATCATTAATAAATTCAGTTGCTTGTTCGATGTAATCAAACCCATCATTAAAGATGAAGTCCCCATCCCATTCGCCGTTAGCATCTTTGGTTGCTTGTAACCCCAATTGAACAGCATGTTCCCAATCCCATTTTTTCTCAGTAATAATGAAAACTGGTAAATGTCCTTTCTTTTGTGCATCAGCAGCCGCCAAAATCATTGCAGTTGTTTTAGAAGTATTCGAATGCCCTAAGAACATATTAATACCCCCCATAACTGGGCCTGGCATACCGCAAGCATCTAAAAATGCTTGACCACAATTGTAAAAATTAGTTTCTTTGTACTTTGTTTTAGTGGAGAACTTATCTTTGATCGCACTAAAATCTTTCTTTTTGATTGCCATTTATTTCATTTGATTTAAAAAAATGTATGGCATCAATTAAGACACCATACATACATTATTATTTTTTTAGAATGGAAGATCATCATCTTCTGGTTCCTCAAATTGAGGATCAACAACCGGAACAAAAGCCGGTGTCGTATTCATTGGTAATGAACCCTCTTTAACTGAAGGTGAACTAGGCGATTGTGTCATTCCAATATCGGCACTTTCTTCGTCACCACCACCCCATGATTTAGTTTCACTGTTCCATTTAGGAACAATTCCTTGAGCAACTAATCTCAAGTATTCAACTGGTTTTTTTGCATAAACATCTTCCCAAGTTGTTGCGTCATTAATCCATTCTGCTTGTTGTACTGGATTACTACTTAATGGTGCGGCATCATCTGGGAAAATAGATGTGATAGTTGTGTATTCACCACCGTTTGGTTTTTTAGACAAATTCATTGATATGATCAAGTCACGTCCATTATCAGCGTTTGTTACATCACCTTTGATTTTCCAAAGTGCTACGATCTTATCTAAGATACCATCGTTTTTAGAACTATGTTTAAATCTCCAGTATTTTACACCGTCTTGTTCGTTATCACGATCAATAACTTTTACTACATAAAACTTTCTTGGTCTATAACCGTAAGAAAGTAATTTATCTGATTCCACTCCGGTATTCTGAAGTGAACGATAAACATCGTTTAATGGTGATTCAACTCCTTGAATTTTACCGTTTTGTGCTGGGTCATATAACTTAACCCATTTTCCATCTACTTGAATTTCATGGAAAAATACTTCTACAAATGGGCTACCCCCTTCTTTTGGTGGAATAATACGTACTCGTTTATCCCCTGATGCGCTACCTTTAGGTAAAATAGGCGCAAAATACCTTTTCAAACGGTCTTCACTGCTAATGTTTTGTTTAGCACTGTTACCTTGAGTGTTTTTCTCGTATTGTGCTAATACGGATAATGTTGTTGCATCTTGCATAATTTTTGTTTTTTAAATTAATAAATTACTTTGAACAACAAATGTACATAAAAAAAACCGAATTAAGAAATCCGGTTTAAAGTTTTTTTAAAAAAGTTTTAAATAAAGCACTAATCTAGTGTTAATAGATATGCTAATTTATTTGTTTTACCTAATATTTCATCTCTAAGATTTAATAGATCGGTATCTTTTTGTTGGTCTAACTCATCAGTTAACGACCATAATTTACTTTTAAAATCTTGTAAAAAATCCACAACATTTACATCTTTTAAGTTTTGATACGTAATTGTGTTTGTTTGACCATCCACAACAAATCTACCCCATTTACCCATTGCGGTTTCAACATACTCATCAATTAAACCATCTAATTGTTCGTACATATCACCAAACGCCATGTGTCTAGCATAACCTTTAGTTTGCCAATGTAAAATCTTAAATTGAATTTGTGCCTGTAATAAGGCGTTTACTTTAATACTGAGATTCATCGTTTAATGGATTAAATGTGTTTTCGATTTCGTCTTTAGAATAATTCTCGATATCATTTTTAGTTAATATGTATTCATTCTTACCACTAGCTCTCATTTCACCTTGTTTTTGAGCGAAGAATTCTTGCGGTTTTTGATTGAATGGATATGAATCTAAAGATCTCATTTCTAGTTTTTCAACCTCTGTTTTAGGTTTTGACGCTTCAATTGTAGCACCTAACTGATCAATTTTAGAGATAATACCATCCATTTGAGATAGTTTTTGTTCTAATTCACCTAGTCTTGAGAATACGTCATCCATTTTCTGGATCACCGCGCTATTTTCACCTTTACTACTTTCTAGATCGTTTTTAATGTTTTTTGTCATGTTAACTAAATCCGTAACATCAACTTCTTCTGTACTACCTTCTTCAGGTTCACCAATAGTATCTGGTGCAGCAGCATCCATAGGCGCATCCATAGAAGGATCCATTGCAGCATCGTCAGTTGGTTCTGGTAATGCTGGTAATGTTTCATCAGCTGGTTCAGCTGGTGGTACAGGTAATTCTTGCTCAGTAATATATAAACTACTTGCATTTCTGTTAATAGATTTATATCTATTGATTTCGTTTAAAAGTTTTTCTTCTAACATGGTTTTAGTCTTGTAATAGTTGTCTACCGTCTTCGGTAATGTATTTTTTATTTATTCTTTCAACAATGCCGTCTTTACTTTTAATTGTATAGCATTCTCCTGTTTGTAAATCACAAACTTCTTCTTCTTTTCCATCTTGTGACATTTTCTTAACCGTATTTGGTTTTAAGAAACTATCCAATGAGTTGTTTAATCTATTATTTTCCATAGTTTTATAATATATTACTATAAATATCCAGGTTTTTGCTAATTTTTATTTTAATTTAAAATAAACTACATCACCTTCATTTAATTTTAGTTTTTTCATAAGTCTAGCATTCATAGCTAAACCAGCATTTTTATCATTTGCACCAGGTCCATTATGCACAGCACCATCGTATTTACCCGTTGTTGAATTAATATTTGAAGCCAACTCATAACTGTGACCCGTTTTAGGGTTAACAAAAAACGTTGTTAAATTCGATAATTTTTCAACATCATTTCCATTAGTTTTTAATCTAACCGAATAAAATTCATATAATGTGTTCTTAATGTCAGACCATGTTTTCATTATCTTAGGCGAATCTGTTCTGGCAGATAATATTGACATGGGAGCGGTGTCGGCAATTGGATATGTGGTATTACCCATCATTACCACTTTAGTTCTTAACCATTCTTCACCATTTCTATTTATCATTTGAATGTATTTCTCACCATTTGCACCGTTATACGGTATTAAGTCTTGATAAAACCCAGTTTTTCTAACCAATAGTCTATCAATATCTTCACCAGCCAATGGAATTCCAGTATCAATTGTTACATTATCGGTACCTTTAAATTGATAAACTTTTTCAGTTGTTGTTTGTTTAGCATTGGGTTGTTTCTTTTTGACCGCGGCAGATAAAATTCTACTAAATAATGGGCGATAACTTGCAACAAATGAATCAGACATTTTAGGTAGACTACTATTTGCTACCCTAACACCTTTAAATGATGTTTCAATCGCGTTTCCTTTAATGTTGTGATTAACCTCAAAAATCAAATAAGTTCCTTGGAACATTGGTACATTTGAAAGATAAAAATACATTGTTGGTTGAATCATTACGTCACCCATCATAGTAACTTCGCATTGGTATGACGCTGTTTTATAAATGTCAAATAATCCGATATCTACTTGTGTGGTACCACCACCACTTTGTGATCTAGCTAATCTTTCTTGTGCAATAGCACTTTCAGTTGTGTTTTTATATGTTGCTTGATCCAAAGAGATACTTTTAAAAATACCTTGACCCTGATCACCAAAATTAACTTCAAATGAAACAACACGATTTGATTTAGATAAATCAGCGTCCATGAAAACTTTTGGTTCAACTAATAATGGGTTGTTATTGGTGTCGCTAATATCAAAACTATCATTTTTAAAACGATATTCTTTACTGATTTTTTCCATATCCAAATATTTCGATGTATTACCGACGTGTTGTAATATGATTTTTGGTGACGACTCTTGATAATCTACTTCTAAAAACGTGCCAAATAAATTTCTTGCTAAATTTTTAGATGGGGTAATTCTTCTTTTATTACCTGAATTTGTTCCGTAAAAATTAATATAAGCCGGTAATGGTCGCATATCAAAATTAGTCCCTTGGATTAATATTGTAATTGCACTATAAAGGTCAACTTTAACATTCTTCTCATCCGCTAAAGAAATTAATCTATCTAAACTAATATAAGCTTCATTACCAATATCTCTATTTGCTCGATCAACAAATAGGAATTCTTCCATTAAATTTCGTTGACCAATAGCATTCCCCGAAATCCATTTATCATTAAACGATTTGAAAAATTGGTATATGTCTAACTTTAATGTTTTGTCCTCATTATATGCACTATAGATAGTAACGTCTTTTGGTTGTTTATCTTTAGATAAATTAGGAAACCTAGCAATTAACCCATTAAGAAATAAATTACGTCTATTAATCTGTGGGTAATATATGTTTTGTTTAACATAATCAACAAAAGATGTCTTTGTTGGAATAAAAGCATTAGGATTCAAATCACTATTTGCTTTAACCCAACCAGCATAAACTCTAGCTAATTCTCTATATTCATAAATGTTTTCTTCATTAACTTCAATATCATTAACCTCAAAAAAGTTAGCATAAACATTTGATATCCAAACATAATTTGGATCTGTAATATTTTCACCAATATAAAGTTTTATTAATTTATAGTTTTGTGGTGTTAATTGTGAAACGTCAAAATTAGGACCTACTGGTGTATTAGTATATGCGTTAGCAAATGATGCCGTTAATCCGGTATACGAATGTTTACTAAGTTCTTTTGAACCAGCTAATTTGAATATTGCATAATTATTAATCTGTTTTGGGTTTGCAATTGTCAATCTTTTTAAGTTTTTATTAGATAATAACGTTTCAGTCATTTTTTCTAATTTTTGAACTTGAGCCTCAGATATTTTCTTATGATAATCTTTAGAAGATAAATCAATACCAGTTTTTGGAACACTTGAAATTTCTTTCAAAATTTCTTGAAAATTATTATAGTCATGTGTTGTTGTATCTGGATTATCTAGATTTAAATTTAACGACGCAAATTTAATAAACATCGATTCCATTTCATCCAATAACTTTGGACTAAAAGTTGCGATTAAATCAACAACTTTCTTTTTGGTACCATCAATTGTCAATACCCCTTTTTCATTTTCAAGTTTTTCCCCATATGTTGGGAAGGTTACACCACTAAAATTAACTTCAGTAGAATACTTCATGATATCATCAAAAATGATTTTAAAAGATTCTTGTTCTACCCATTTAAATTTATCGGTACCAATGTTGAAATATTCTGTTGCACAGTTAGATGGCAATATTGTGTATCTTGAATCTTTAACGTCAAATTTAGAATTATCAATAACCGAAGTTAGTAAAAATTCGTCACTAGTTATTGTTTGATCGAACATAATGTTATTCACGCCGTTAGTTAATGTTCCTTCATATAAAAATGAAGATGTCATCGCATCCGTTACATCGGTCTGTGTAAATCCAGATGGGTTATAGAAACTATATCCATTAACAATTTGATGATATACCCCATGATAATATGGGTATATACCTAAAAACTTCTGTGCCGCGGTTGTAATAAAACCTAATGAAGGATCAACCGAACTAAGATTAAATGAAACATTATTACTATTATCAAAATACGTTTCAGCATCAATTGGTGTGGTTATATTAGCTAGAATGTCTACATTATCTAGTAAATATTTTTTATAACGGTGATATATTGACCCCCATTTCAATAATAAATGATGTGGTACATAATGCGTTGAACCAACTTCTCTGAATAATGAAGACATTAAAACTGATTCACCATTAAATGTTATTTTATCATCTAAATCTTTATATGGTAATGAATTCAATAATAGGTACGCTGAACCAACATAACGGCCATCACTACCACCTTTTAGGAAATCATTGAATAATTGTTTGTGGAAATACGGCGTATTCAACATATTTCTTGTTGTACCACTAAAAACAAATTCTTTCGTGAATAAGTTTTTTACATTATTTACGTCAACCCAAGCTTTAGCATCGATTGGTGAACTAATAAAATTACCATCTGAATTAACAGTTAATGTATTTTTAAAGTTAAAATCAGTTCTTGTTATCTTTTTACCACCAACATATGTTTTGTATAATTCACTATTAAATGGTGAAATGTTTAATCTATAATCTTCAGGTTTATATGCGTCTAAAAAACCTTGTAATTTAGTGTATGTTGCATCTTTAGTAGTTACCGTCTTAACATCGTTGTATTCTGTTATATCAAAATCAATATCAACAGATTCTTTAATATATTCTGTTGTTGGCAATCTATCTAAAAAATATGGATAACGATCATTTGGTGATGTTATTTTCATAAAATGATTCAATGATTTATCACCATTATCAACAGTTTTAATCTGTGTTGCTAATAACTCCCTGATATCAATATCATCTTGTATTGCGGAATCTAATGTTTCAAATTCTTTTTTATACAATTCATCTAATCCATTTTCATTTGTAAATGAATCGAATGATGTCAAATATTCCGCTCTTTCAAAGATTTCATATAATACACCACTAACTGTTTTGTTTGAATATGGTATTGTATTTAAAACTTTAAATAATGAACTAACATTACGAATTTCCTTTTTTTCAACATCATCATCAAACACAAACATGATTTCAGATGATGATATTTCTTTATTACTTAATGGATCAACTCTTTTAGTTGCAATACTATGATATGTCTCAACAAATTCAACTTCCGGCCAAACACTAAATTTTCTACCTTGAATTTCCTTTTCTATTTCAACGTCGCCAGGATAATAATGTGTATATGTGTTTCTATCATTCGCCTTTTTCTTAACTTCTGGCCATGGGTATAAACACTCATTTTTATCATCGCTTATTTTATATTTAAGGGATTCTTTTCTTGTTTCAGATAATCTAATTGCTTTTGTGTGAACATCTTTCATTAATCTAATGTAAGTGTCAGCATTAGCTAAAATAACAGCAAATATGTTTCTAATAGTTGGTTCGAAACCAAAACCACCTTTACTAGGGTCTTTAATGATTTCATTCATCTTAGTTTCCACATCTGTTTCAACTTTATCTCTTGCTTTAACAAATGTATTTTGAATCTCTTTTAGTTTAGAAATTAATTTATCTATAGAAACCGCAAAACTGCCACCAGATACTTTAACAAAATCAGATGATTTAGATACTTTAGTTAAATCAATACTAAATGTCTTTATTTGTTTATTATTCTTTACATTTTTACCAAACGCACTATTCGCATCAGCTTCTTTAATAAACCCATCAATTATTGATTGCAATGAACTATTATTAGTTGTGCCAGTAATAATATCAGCACTATTCGCACCGTTACTTGTTTTTGTTTTATCTAATGTTGCTTTATTTAATGCATAATAATCAAACCCACCTTCACTTTCTTGTATAGTACCACTTAGATTTCTACTAGCCCAATTAATTGTTCTATTTTCAAATCTAGTTAATAAAGAATCGTATTCTGCAACATGGCTTAATACGGTAGGATCGACCGTTTCATCAAATAAGGTTTGTTCTAAAATCTTATCTAATGAATTTGCTGTCATTAATAAATCACGTAATGTTTTATCCGGGAAATCTTGTGCAACATAACCTTTAGCACGATATTCGTCATATACCGACTTTAAAATTGAAAACCCTTTAGTTGATTTTGAAACTTTCTTTTCAACATATCCAGTTTTTTCATTTGTTTTAAAATCATCACTTTTCTCAACCATATACATGTATGGTGCATTCATAATATTTTGAAATAAAATATCACTTAGATAAGCATATGTTGAACCAACAAACTTGGTTGAGATTTCAAAGTTACCAGTACTACCATTAAATTTTGTTTTGAAGTCAACTAGATGTAAACGATATCTAATTGCTTTACCAAAATAACCTTTTACTGTTAAGTAAAATACTGGCCATGGTTGATGAAAGAATGCTTTATATGGTGAATTAGCTGGTGATTCAAATAATGTTTTACCCCTAACATCTAAGAAATTAATTGATACTTGCGGTATTGAACTAGCCCCTTTGACCGATATTTGCATCGATTGAATACCAAATGTTTGTGCTGATGGATCGTATTTTTGATTATTTGTTGAACCATTGTTTGTTGTTTCTTTTGAATCTGGAACAAACACATTCGTCCAATCAGAATCAAAGTTATTTTCAAACTCATTTTTATCCCCTTGGTTTCGCATCATATTAAATGTACCAGATGCAATTGATAATAATGTATTTTGATTGTTTTCAGAAAATAATATACTTCTAGGTACCAAATCAGCCTCTAAATTAACATAAGTAATTAAATTCTCATGATCGACTAATCTTGATTTTATTTCCCCATCTTGCGTCAATATACTATTAGGGTCAACATGTATAATATTCTGTTGATCAACCCTAACTAATATATTTTCATTTTCACCTATTGAATTATTCCCCATAATATAGTTTGTACAATTCTACGTTCTTTTTATAATCTTGTAAAGAATTAACTAAAGGAAAAGGAATCCTTAATAACGTATTATCTGGGATTTCAAACTCTAATGAACCAACTTTGGGATTCGCCAACATAATAAGCCAACCAAATAATGGTGTATTATAATGCTCTTGTGAAACTTTATCTAACCTATCCTTACCTTTTTTATATTGCATAAATTTATCACTGGACTTTGGGGGTATCTCAACCCCAGGAACTATTTTAAATTCCCCATCTTCCAAGAAAAATTCATATCTGTTAAAATATTGATTCATGTTATCTAATAAAGTTTAATCTATCCTTAGTGGAATTATTTATATTACTATGCACTTTCTTTATAACAGCATCTTGTTCTGTTGATAAAGTAGCACCAATAGTATATGTGTATGAGCCTACAGTAGAATTGTTTGTTTTACCATATTGTACCTCTTTGTATTTAAGTTTCTTTTCTTTTGGTATTGCATTCTTAATAAATTTATTTAAACGTTTTTCAATTTTCTCAATTGTGTTAGCGTCGAAAAATTTATTATCATTTGAATTTTTATATAAATTAACAATTGATTCAATTTTACCTTTTTGTGAAAGAATTGTACCTAAGAAATTTGAATATAATTCATCAGTAATAACAGGTGAATTAAAATCAATTGTATTGCTTAATCCATCGGTAAATACGTCATAATTTTTATCTATACCATTTATTAATTCTTCATAATTTTTATAAAACGTAACGGCATCAAAGTCATTCAATTGAACGGCAGATACTACGTTGTTTTCTAGTTTAGAATCAATACCATTTGTAGATAAAACAAAGTTTATCCCATCAATACTTTTTATTATGTTATTCCTAACTTCTTCAACTTTAGATAACGATTTATCTACCTTTATTTTTTCAAGGAATAAACTAATTTCATTTTTGATGAATGGATCTATTATTTTTCTAGATCTATCTGCTTTAGATGATCCTGAAGCAAAATCAAAATTAAAAACATCATTATGATTAGATGTGTTCGCTTTATCTGTTAATTTATTATCAAATCTAGAAAATAAATTTGCAAAATCAGAACCCCCATTATAGTTACCTAATAAACTAATTTGTTTTTTAGTCGAAATACCAGTTTGAACATCAATTAATTTATTAGTTCTAAATGTTGGTGATATGAATAATGGTAACAAATCTTCTCCGTATGTGGTTAATAATGTGTTGTATGTTGATTTAAATAATGAATGATATGAATTAATTGATTCTGAAAGTGACGTTAAATTTTTATTGTAACTTATTTTATCTTCATTAAGAGTACCAATAAATGCCCCATTAACTTTATTGTCTTTTGATGTTTCCGTACCAGTTTCTTTTGGTGTTTGTGTCGATGTTTGATTTAATTGTTCTAAGAAATCAATATTAAATTTAACTAATTCATCTTGATTAACTGTTGATTCAGCTCTATAATCATATACCTCAGTATTAGCATAGAAGTTTGAACTCAAAGCATTTTGTAGTCTTGAAACAGGTTCTTTAATACCTTGACCACCGATAAAATATATTTGCAATGTCACATTTGCCAACATTGGTTGTACACCAATACCTTCCGGGTTTAAATCCCATGTTGTATCGTCAAATGTAATATTTAAATCTTTAATAACAACTTTTGAATTATAAAAATCACCAATTCTCATCACACATACCGGCGGAGGTCCAAATGTTGTATTTCTAGCATCATATTGTTTTTCACCACTAGGGTTCTTAATTGGTATTGTATCCCCAGGACGTAAACATTGTTGCAAGAATGTTAATCTAGAATTTAAACCTTCCGGTGTCATTGAGTGAAACGCAGGATGGAAATATTTTAATTTTTCTTTCAATGATGTAAACACAACTGGATCAGTTTCTTCTAATTTCTTGAAATAGAAACATTCAGATAGTGCTTTCATTATTAATTTCTTAACAACATCTAATGGTGGCCTTCTTGGTACATCTTGTTTACCAACCTCAATTATTGTTTTACCCTCACCTACAGTTGTTTTTCCAGGAATTTCTTGACCTTTCTTTTCTGGAATATTCTTTTCTGAATCATAATATTGTAAATCAAATTGTGTTGTTCTACAAAAGAATGTAATTGGTGCGTATTTTTTTAACCCAGTTGTTGTTTTTAATTCAACATCGTGGCAATTATATTTTGTCCCACTTCCTGTGGCTTTTTCTCCTTGATTTTTAAATGTGATTGTAAATTCACTATTCGCCTCTTCGGAATATCCTAAATCTTTTAACTTAATATTGTTAAACGTCTCTTTAATTTCTGTTTTTGATTTTTCAACTTCAGCAGCAGTAGTTTTCCAAGTAACTCCTTGTGAGTAACTACCATCTTTAGACAATCTATTTAAAATATGTTTAATGATACTATCAGATCTTCTATATGATAATCTCATGTTGTAACTATCATCAGCAACAAACGATGTTGTTGAAGTAATATCAAGTAATATTTTAGATACTGATTTAGGGTCTTTAGTTAGTTTTTCTTTAATTGCGTCAATTTGAGCATTTAATGCATTGTATTGTTTTTCCATGTCGGAAAACCCTTTTTCAACCTCATCTAATGCTTTAGCAATTAATTCAGCGTTTGTTGCCCCATTTGCTTTTGGTGTTGGTGAACCAAAAATAACATTACAATCATGTCTGTTATTTGGTGTGTCAATATTCAAAATTTGAGTTAACAATGCAGTTAAATTATTTTTATATGTTTGTTTACCACCAAAATATGTTTTAAATAAATCACCATATTTTGCATTTGATACTATCCCAGTTTTTGGTTGTGGAAAGTCATTTTCAAAATATAATGTCCCTGTAACTGCAGGTGCTGGGCCGCCAGCAATTGATTTAGCCGGTTCTGCACCAACAATTTTACCAGATTCTACTGTTTGTTCCCCAGCAATATTTTTGAAATTTAATTGTTCGTATGTGTCCTGTCTTTTACCATCTTTATAATATTGAAGATATGAAACGATCATTTCAATATCAGATGGGTCTAAATTAATATATTTTCTAACTAGAGAATAAAAATCAACATCTTCACAACCAGCAAAAAATGAATTTAAAAACATTTCAGCCTCATCATCACTTATTTCTCTAACTAATAAATTTAGAATACTAGGATGATCGACAATTACCTTAAATGAAACCGTTCCAGATCTTTGTGTATTTTGATATGTATAAATCGGCTCCGATCTACCAATAAACGTATTGGTTTCCCAGTTCGCGTTATTTTGTTCATTAACTTTTAAATCATAAGGTGGGAACCACATAACTCTTCCGCCATTCGGACCTCTTTCACAATATGGTAAATCATCATATGTATAGCCAGGTTTGTTTGATGTTTTCCATGCTAGGTTTTCAATTGAAAACATATATTTGGTTGCTTGTCCATTAATTATGTTTGTTGAATCCTTGAATGCTTGTTCGCCCATTAAACCACTTGAAACTGGCCCAATATTTAAATTCCATGGCGTTGACATTACACTATCATTTATTTTTCTGATAGTACCAGTTCTTTTCATTGTGTCAGAATAATTCATGTGTGAACGATCTTTAGTCCACACTCTACAATATTCCGTACCATCTTCTTGCCCTGTAGTTTTATTAATGTATTTCACCGCCGAACCTCTTGACATAGTGAAATCACCATCTTTAAAGAAACGACTTGTTTGGTCAATAACATTAGCGACATGTGAACGTCCTTCACCACCACTAGGTAATGTTTCTAATATTTCTTGTGTTTTACTTAAAATTGAACCATCTCTAAATGTTTGTGATTTAGAAAATGATTGAACAAAAGTAGAACTTTCCGATTTGTCATATTCAAGATTGTGTATACCTAATTTGTTTTGAGATTTACTACTAATCCAAGTTAGTTTACCACCAATTTGACCACCTTCGGTAATGTTTTTTTCATTACGGAATAAATTAGTTGACGCTTCGTCAAACATAATTGATAAATAATATGGGCTTCTAACTGGGCGATCATTGAAGTCTGACATGGCAAATTTTACATCTTCACCTCTGTCATCTCCGATATATGCACCACCAGTAGGTGCTTCCATACCTAAAATGTTTTTAACACCTTGTGCTGCTCTATCAATAAAGTTAAAAATCTTACTACTATTTTGTGATCTAGCAGTTGTTGTATAGTTTGGTGCGTATTTTGAAAATGATAAATTATGATATAACGCACTTTTTTGCCCGTCGCTCAAATATTCAATCATTAAATCAGATGGTTTTGTTGACCCTTTTGGCCTTCTATCAATACCAAATAATGATCCAATAGCACCAGTAACATCCTGCCATAGTTTACCACCTTCTGTTTTAGCTTCTGGCCTTGGATTAATTGGGTTTGCTGGATTACTTAAATAATCACCAGGTATTTCTGACCATGGAAACTCAACACCAGCAACTGTTTGAACAAAATCAACACCTTTTCCTAATAAAGATTTGGCAACGGTGATTTTATAATTCTTTTCAACTAATGGCTCTCTACCAGTCATTATGTTAATTGCTGTTGATGTATTACCACCTAAAGCATCCATTAACCTAACACGACCAACAGTCGCAGCATACATGTTTTGTTTTATTCTAGCTTGAAGTGGACCTTCTGGATCATTCTTAATATAATCAGCAGAAAATTTAAATAATTCAGATTCATTATCAAAATTACTTGAACCTAAAATACCAATTAAACCATGGTCTTGTCCGGTTCTAAAATATGGGTATAACCCTAATCTATTTTTAGTTAAGGTACTTAATTGTTCTACTACTTGTGATTCATTTGGAGAAAACGCATTATATGTTTTCCAATACTTTAAATCAACTGGTCTATTAGTAATAACATCACCAGGATCAACGTTTGGAAAATCAGACAACGTGCTGACAGAGTATTCGGTTGAAGTCTGTGTTTGTGGACCATTAGGTTGATTTAGCGTCTTACCTAATAGAAAATCTCTGAATTTTTTTGTTGAATCAAAATCTACGTAACTTGGCATCTATGTTTTATATTATAAATAGAGAATTTATTGTTTTATTACGCAACATAGTTCTTCATACCTTTACTTAGACTAGATGCTAAATCGGATCTTAACTGTGGGTTTTTATTAATTTCATTTACAAACATTTGTGCCAATTCAGTACTATTACTATTTAAATCTACTTTAATGTCTACTTGACTAGTCAACTTATCTTTAACAAAATTTACAGCGTCACTACCTGCTTTTTTACCTGCATCAATTATTTTTTCAACTGGTTCTTTAACACCTGAGCTTTGATAAAAATCATTTACCTTTTCAGTTCCTTTTTCAATGAAATTTATAACTTTACCATATACGGGATTAACCATATTACTCATAACGTCATTTATTTTATTGTTAATGTCTTCTGGTGTCAATTTATCTAAATCTGCATTTTGTTCTATAAGTTGTTCTTTAACAGCCTTAAAAACACCATTACTATCGATACCGCTTTTCGCCATATTACCAACCATAAGTAAAATAGCATTAATAGAATTTAATGTTTGCGTAGCAACAGTATATTGTTCTCTAATAACTTCATCTGTTGTTTTACTAGCTAATTCTTGTTGTGATTTTGCAATAATAGCTAATTGTGTTGAATTTAATGAAGATGCAGCAATAAATGACTGATTAATTTTTAACTGTTCTTGTAATTTCTTAGGCAATTCAAACCCAATAACACCTTCTTTCATTGAAGCTAAATTTGATACAAATTCTTTTTGATCATCATCTAAACTAAAAATATCAATTTCGCTTAATGCTTGCATTTTAACTTGACCTTTAATAGCTGAACTTGTCAATTGTTCCATTGAAACCCCTAATGCTTCAGACATGGCTTTAGCACGTCTTAAATTTGCACCAGTAACTTCAAATCTACCTTGTTCAGCGTTATACGTCGCTAAAGAACGTGCGGCCCCCAATATACTTGTCTGTAATGATTCAACATTATTTGTTGCATCGTACATTAATTTAATTGGATCATTTAAATCACCAAACGCACCACCAATAACTTGTAAGTTTGCCGCCAAATCAATTGCGCCTTCCGGGTCATATAATTTTTTTGCAACATTAAAAGTTTCTTTCATGTCAAAATTCAATGCTTGAGCTTGTCTAACCATGTTAGATAAACCTTCAACACCATTTTTAAACCCGAAATTATTTAATTCTTTTAAATTTTCTGTGATATTTTTTGTTGTTGCTCTTGCTGATAAACCTTGTGCAATTGATTGTTTACCTGCTTTTTCCATTAATCCAGAAGCGTCAGATAAACTAATACCAACATCTCTAAATCTTTCAGTACTTTCTAATAAAAATTTTGCCGTTTCACCATATGCTGCACTTATTTTTAAAGCATTTAAAACAGACTCTCCTTGGTATACCGAGAACTTTTGACTATTAGACACCATTACTTGAGTAGCATCCTTAATATCGTCAAAATTAATCCCTAATCTTTGTGCGTCAGGTACAATTGAATTAATCGATTTTTGAAAACCCTCAGCATATTCACCTACCATACCACCTTTTTGTGTTATTGATAGTAACAATTCCCCTTCTCTTTTGTAAGCGTCGGCAACAACGTCTACTGCAACACCAGCAGCGCCACTTAATAATGATTTAATTTGAGCAAATACATTAACACCATTATCAATAACACTATTAAATGCGTTTTTAATATCACCAATCTGAACAATTGATCTATTGTAGTTTAATTGATCATATGCTGGTGCAAATGCGGCACCAACAGCACCTTTAGCAACTGTTTTAACCATATTACCCACACTACTAGCACTATTACTTAATGTACTTATAGCACTATTTGATTGTTGTGTGGTTGAAGCAACAGTAGCACCTAATTGTGATCCTTGATTAGCAAGTTCAGCCGCTCTTGATGATGGATAACCACCTCTGATTAAATCTGCTTTAAATTGACCAGAATTATTAGAATAACCACCACGTGCAAATTTTTCAAGAACTTGTTTAATTATTTCGTTATCTCCCATGTTATATAAATATGAAATTAACTATTTGCATCAAGATACAAGTTAACATAATTGCCCCTTTCATGTATGGGCATAATTAATAAATCAGAATAGGTAAAACCTTTACCAATTAAAAATGCAATCTCATTCATTTGATTTTTCTTATAAACCGAAGAAGGGACGAAAAAACTCAACCCCGAAGTCCAATCTAACTCGGACATTGTCTCCTGACGGGGCTGTAACTGTGAATAGTAAATCTAAATTTGGTTTATTTTCTGCAACGAATTTTTTAAAATCTTGTGAATCTTTAATTGGCATAGTTTGAATAAATTGATACACCCCCATTTGATCACTATTACCATCAACGGATTTAATCATCATTTCCAACCTTTTTGTGTTTAAAGGTGCGATTTGATTACCGGTGATTGATGTTCTAATTTTTTCTAATTCTTTTTCTTGTTTTGGTGTAAGAAATTTGAATGTAATTGTTTTTTTAGATTGAGGTAAGAAATATTCAAATTCACCAGATGCATTTGGGATTAAAGTAAAATCTTTAATACTAATTGAAGATAAATCAATTGTTGCTTCAAATTCTTTACCGGTAACTGGGTCAGTTAATTCAACATTATATTCGGTACCAAATGCGGTATTTCGTAAAAAGATTAAAACTGCTTGTCTATCTTCATCAGCTAGTTCATCAATTGAAATGTCTTTATCTAAAATCTTTCTTTTTAAAAGTTCTTCAACAACTAAGTCATTTTGAACTAAATTTGGTGATGTTAATATATTTTCATCAGCAGCATTTAGGTACCCAACCTTAAGTGATTTTTTCTTGTTTTCATAATGCACTCCTTGAGATGGTAGTTGTACCACATCATATGCAATATTGGGATTGATATTTTCCATATTTTTATTTTAATTAAATCTTATTGTTTTTAATATATACTATTTTTTTAGATTTATCAATCATTTCCCTTGAAGTTGGAATATAAACAAAAAAATCCGTAACCAAATAAATGATTTACGGATTTTAAATAATATATTATGTTTCAGTATGTTAGTAAACGTTGATACATCTATCCATTCTAAGACCAGCATCGATTGTTGCAATTTCGTCTTGAGAGTAGTTCAAATCGCCAAAATTTAAACTTGTTAAAAAACAACCTTGAAGTATCCATTTTTCAACAACAACACCAGTTGGGTCTAACATTTCTAGTTCAACATCTTTTTTATACCCAGCGGCGTAGCCCATTCTACCTGTAACTGATTCAGCATGTAAACGGAACCATTCCATTAAAGCTTGAGATGCCGAAGGCCCGATAGGATCCTTGAAAGTAACTTTAATCTCTTCCCAAGTAAATCTACCAGCAACGTAAGTTGATGTATTCAAGAAAGGTATTTCAGTTGAATTGATTTTTGCACTAGGACGTGATGTTGAAGTAACATACCACTCATTAATACCTAAAGATGATGGGAATCTTAAGATAAATCTATTTTTTCTTTTCGGTTCAAAAGGAACCGGCATTTTCATTAGTAAATCTGCCATTAGTTATTATTATTTGTTTTTTGTTTATTTCTTTTCTTATAAATATATCAATACTTCAAAATAATTTTTTTTTACCTAAAATTTGACTTTGTCATTTTTTTTATGTAGCTTTTTGCATAACTCATATAAAT